TCAAATGGACATCCTTTCAAAGTGAAAAGAATATGTTTCATCATTAGATCCAGTCAGGTTTACGATGTGGAAGACGAAGATAATTATCTTTTACCCATGGTTTAGATGCAATATACATCTTATACTTGTCGTAAATATCGATACCTTCATCATATTTAAACTCATCAGGTCCGGCAAAGACAAAAGGTGTTGGACCCTTTCCACTACGACCTTGAGGGTCTGCTGTAGGAAGTATCTCTTTTGCTGCTAGAAGGGTATTCTGACAGGTGTGGACCTTACCATAGCGAGCAGTGTACTCATCACACATAGCAAGTCCATGAGCAAGAAGCCACTGCCAATTAGTTACAAACTCATTCGCCCATTTAGTGCAGGGATGATTGCGAAAAGCACCCTTCTCAGTAGCATAGGGAGTACCATCTGCTCTAGGAAGAGTGCCGAAGTTATGACCCCATTTATCAGAACATACAATAGCAAGCATCTGACAAGTCTCTAAGGGCATCTTGACGATGTGCTTGTCAGGGAGAACCCTGGCAGACTCCCAAGGACTGGGATCAGTTACAAAGATGTTCATAATCTAGTTAAAGTTAGAGTTTAATATTACTCTAGTATTATGATTTGCGGGGACATGTCCAGTATGAATGTAGTGACCATCAAAGATTAACAACCTATTTGCTTTTGGTTCAATCTCCCTTTGTACAGTCAACTTACTTTCATCAATATCAGTATTCCCGTCAAACTTTTCATTATAGATGACCGTATTGCCATCAGAATCATTTAGATAAAAGATTGTGGCAATATGTGGATTAGGATTATCAATGTGAGGATCACACTTCCTACCTCCAGGAGTATAAACGGTCATGTCTAGCCTAGACCTAAGGACATTTTGACATCCAGTCACATTTTGCATCTGCAGAATTAAATCAGTAAGAAGTCCTGCAGAATAATTATCACAGAAGACATTTGGTTCTTGAACTACCCAACAATTAAATCCGTGCTTTCCAAGGCCTTTTGTTTCAAATACCCCTGCAGTAATATTAGGTTGATAATACCATGCCTGGTTAAATCCTAAACAAGCATGTTTAATCAAATCAAAATATCCTTCAGGGACAAAATCATCAATTACGTCAATCATACTGCTGCAGCAAATGTTGAGTCTGGTTCAAGAGCAATGTAGTAAGTCAGGTCATGACTTGTACTAGTGAATCGAGAAAGAAGTTTTTGAGAAACAACTACATTATAAGTTCCAGGAAGAACCTTGATATTCTCAACTTTGAAGTTAAAAGAAAACTCAGCATTGGTTTCACCAACTACAATAGCAAAGTCATTAGAAGTGTCATTCTTTTTGTCACGAACAACAAGTTTGACGACACCATTCTCACCAACTGCAGAAAGATCTGGAAGTTGATAAACTGCAGCTGCTTTAAGTAGTGAGTTTAATTGTTCCGTACTCAACTCAAAGCAAACATCTTCACTGGGAAGAGTAATCTCTTTGTCAGGTGGAGTGACAATGACGTTAGGATCAGCAAAGAAATACTTAGATCTCATCTTACCTTCACGGATAACAACATATCCAGTGTTGCCAAAGTCAAGTTCAGGACTTTGATGAAGACTCATACCGTTAAGGAACTGATTAAGATCATAGACGCCAAAGTCTCTCATAAACTCTTCACTAATAGTTGCTTCTGCAAGAATGTTCTTCATTACACTAATGGTACGAAGTTTATTTCCTTTCTTGAAAAGAATAGATTGGTTAATAGATGAGAAGTTCTTGAGAACTGAAATAGTTTTATCGGATAGTTTCATAATTGGGGGTTTCAGTTTCATCTCACTGAGGATAGGTTTCACGTTTTGCATTTTTGTCATTAAAATGCATTAGAAGAACAGCATAGTGCAGAATCTTCATAATGTCACGACGGGCAGTGCCCTTCTTATCATATCGTGACGCATACTTGAGGATGTTGCTGCGACAGAATGCCTCACCATCACCACAAGCTTCGATAAGATCAAGAGTCTGAATCTTATCATCACCAGCAGAATAATGCTGATCATAGGTTCGGGTAATGTAATCTTTCAATTCTTTGATGATTACATCTTCACTATACCTTTGCCTACTCTTAGAAGTTGAACTAGAATTAGGAACTTCTGTAGTATGAGAACCACTAAAGACAATAGTATCTGGAGATTCAGTGCCTGAAGCACTCACAGCACTGAATCCAGCATCTTCATAATAATCTTGATTGGACATATTTAATTCGTCAAATAGAAAGGACCATGAGTTAGTCATATTATATCAAAATGGAACCTCTGTGTCAATTGGCATTACAAAGTCAGCATCAACCTTATCATAGAGTTCAAGGAATGCTTGCTTGGTTTCATCATCAAAACGATTGACACAAACCTGAATTGCCTTTGCCTTATCATTGAAGATACTGTAGGCACGAACGATATGAACCAAACGACGTGTGCTGATGATCTCTTCAATACCACCATCATAAAAAGTCTTACGGATGATGTCTGCCCAATCACAGAGACGCTTACAGAAGTCTGTATCACTACAGAGTGCCATAAGGATCTTCTGTTCTACTGCAGAGGCAGGATAGGACTGCTCAAAGGTTACAGGGAATCGTTCCAGGAATGCCTCGTTAAGCACGTTAGTTCCAATAAATCGCCCGTCCTCGGATCCTTTACCTTTAGTGTTTGCCGTTGCAAATATTTGGAATCCATCGGCAGGGGTGACAAACTTTCCGATCTTCTTGAGAAAAACTCCTTTACCTTCGAGAATAGACTGGAGGCAGAGGATTTTGTTTGAGGCAAGGTCGATTTCGTCAAGTAGCAGCACGGCACCGCGTTGCAGTGCTTCAGTGACTGGGCCATTATGCCAGACGGTTTCACCATTAACAAGACGGAAACCACCAATAAGATCGTCTTCATCTGTTTCGATTGTGATGTTTACACGGATAAGTTCTCGTTTTGTTTGAGCACATGCCTGTTCAACAGAGAACGTCTTACCATTACCCGAAAGACCCGTAATGAACGTAGGGTAAAATAGATTGGACTTAATAATTTTTTTAATATCAGCGAAGTTACCAAAGCTGACGAAGGTATCATCTTTTGCAGGAATAAGGTTTTGCTCAACAGCAGGCATTGCAGTTGGTGCCTGATAGGTTTGCTCTAGTTTTTCTTGTACGGTCAAGTTCCACTTTCCACGACTAGTTTTGTAATCAGCAAGTTTATTGGTGACAGTTTGATAGTTCGCACCATTCATAGCACACCAGGCACGAATATCAGCAGCAGCAACAGACTCACCATACAATCCCTGAAGGGGAGGGCGATTAAACTCAGGTGAGAGGGACATTTGATTTGTTTGAACTGAAGTTATTATAAACGAAAAAGGGAGGTCTCAAACCCTCCCGTATGTCACTTATCGGATTGTCCATATTTATATCGCATAGCCCCGAGTAGGTATGCTTGAGATAATGATCTAGGACCATTAGTGAGGATCTCAATAACCTTAGGATCTTTTTCGGACGATTTGGCTATCTCTCTCCAATTTTCTTTTGTCATGCTACTAGAGAAATGAATTCACCAAGAACTTTCTTATTTAGTTTCTTAGTCTTCAAAGACTTGAGGAAAGCAGATTTAATCTTTGCTTTAGTCGCACCATCATCGACTTCAAACTCAGAGTCTTGAGATAATGCAGTTGCAGATAATCCAAAGTATGCATGATACCCAGACTTCTTGATACAGAAACTTCTATTCTTTCTCCAATCAATCATAATTTTATCATAATCATTAGTTCCATAATCATAATAAAGTTTGATAAAATCGTTTGCTCCACGACTTTCTAGAACACGCATACCAATAAAGTTTACTGATGGAAACTTATCGCGCATGTTTGTCAGCAAAGTCTGAGTGAAAGTGTGCCACCCATAGTCAAACTTGTATGTATTTCCGGTTTTACGATCACGGAGAAATCCATGTCCAGGATGAATTCTGCGTTGACCCGTGTATTGAGTATTAGGTCTGATAATCTCAACATTGTACCCAAGATCGTTTGCTTCACCATCAGTCAGAATTACACACTGAACCTTTTGTAGGTTATTTTCTTTCTGAAACTTAGGCAGGACTTCATGAAGAGAAACAAGAGCTTCATTTAAAGGAGTTCCAGAAAGACACAATCGGGGAGAGATTCCAAAAGTTGCCTTATGGTAACTATTATGATAATTAGCAATACGCCAGATATTCTTCATCTGGTTCTCCATTTCTTTACTACTCACTTTACTAGTAAGAATATTCATCAAAGAAAATTCATCATTAACTGCTAATGTGTATTCTTTTTTATCAGTGCGATTTCCAATTTTTGCAGGTTTAATGATTTCCCCATTACTAGGATTAAACTCAGGACGTTCCCATTCATTAGTAAAAGCATAAACATCAAACGGGATACCAACTTTCTTACAGAACCAAACAAGATTAAAGAGTTGCTTGCATGTATCCAGCAGAACACGACTCATAGATCCAGACCAGTCAAGAATAAAGACTAGTCCATGATTTTTGCCGTCAGCAAGAGTTGTAACTTTTCTGAATAGATCTTCATTGTATTTGTAGGTATGCAGTTTAGTTGTATCTAAAACACCGGTACGTGCTGTGGTGGCACGGGCATAGGAGTCTGCTGCTTTCTTACACTCAAACTCTTTTACCAGATAGTTAACTTCTTTCTGTGCAGAACGTTTAAATTTAATAAACTCAGTATCAACCTCTTCAAAGATATTGAATTCCTCAAACTTACTTTGCTGGTGATTAAAGTAACGATTAATCTCACAGTGGACTTCATCGTTTTGAGCAATTACTGCGTCAAGATTGACCTTAGGAACCTCAACATAAACATTATCAATTGCACCACTATCCACAAGAGATTCAATCTTTTCCTGTAATGAATCAGCAGTCATGACTTCAAGTTCATCATCATAATCACCTGAAGATGATGGTTGCTGATTTGTCGTTTCATTATCATCAATATCATCACCAGATCCTTCAGACTCAGTAGGTTCTGTATTAGGCAATTCATTTGCTGGTTGATCAGATTCACCACCAATCTCTGGTGGCATCTCCATATCATCTATCTTTTCTTCTTTCTCATTCTTGCAGAACAAATATAGTTCTTCTGCTGCTTGCAATGCTTCATCGAAAGTTTCACAATCTTCGATCATACGAATGATTGCCATCTCATCTTCAGTGAAAGAAATGTCTATAAAATTGCCGACCTTAAAGTATAAATTTGCACGATCAGCAAGATTAAGATCAGCAAC